TTCCTAATGATGTTTGGGGGACACAAATGTACATGTTATCAAAAGAAAATGCCAAAAAATTATTAGAAAAATATGACGAATCATCTAATTATGCGATGAAAACTTTATCAGACTCTTCATTATGTCCATTTAGTGCGGATTGGACAATAACAAAAGACGGTAATAGAGCTCTAATAGTTCCATATTTAGCTGTAGAAACTTATGATAAAAAATATACAGATTATGGACAGGATATATTTCATAAAACTTGTAATGAAGTTCAATATGATCCAAATCTATTTATTTAAGATTTTTAAAAATTATTAATATTCAACATAAATTTATTTTACACTTCTTTGTATTTATAAATCTTGCTTATCCAAATGGTTAATCAAGATTTATTACCATCCAGTTGTCTTTTTAACACTAATTCTGGGTCCACCGCCACGTTTTTTCGTCTTAGAAGGGTCGTATTGCTCTTCTTGGTCTTCGTCTGGCAACCCTTTCGATAATTCCCAGAATTCTTTTGATCCCAATCTGAAGTCATTATGGTTATCCGCTTTATAATAAAACACTTGATCATTTAATTTGTTAGATTTAGAGTTATTATTTATTACCAAACACTCATAATTCTCGGTACATTGATCCATAACTTGACAAAATGCTTCAAATGTCGGAAACATACCAGCATAATTCTCATAAATTCTTTTTCTATTCGCAATGTAATTTTCTCTCAAAATAAAAACATAATCTATGTTGGTTCTCAGTGTGGGAGGAATACCTAACGGATATTGCATTGTGATGACTAACATGATCTTCCAATGTCTTCCGTTCATAAAGAGTAAACGCATTAATTTATCTCGAGACCATGTATTGTCATATAAACAATCATCTAATATAACAAATGCTCGCGGATCAATTGTAGAACGTTTATACGTTTCCATCTCCTTTTTAACTTGTTTTAAAACAGTTCTCTGACGCTTTAAGATGTTCTCAATAATAGCAGAATTATATTCATTATGAATAAATAATCGCGGTACCATTTTACCATAAAATCCATTACCTTCTTCAGTACCAGAAATCACTGTCCCGATTGGGATGTCTTGTTGATAATACAATAAATCTCTAACTAAAAAAGATTTACCAGTATCACGCTTTCCAATTAATACTACAACAGGGCCTTTATTTTCATTAGGTTTAAATTGAATACTTTTCATATCAAATTTTCTTAGTTCTAAAGTCATTGTTATAATATTTAAAAAATAAAATTTAATAAAATTTAACGCTAATTAATATTATGCTAAACAAACGTATAATTTAATTCAAAAAATAATAAACTTTAGTGAAATAAATATATTTATTGAATAATAAGTTAAAAATACATTTAATTTATATTTTAATTCACTAAAGATGATAACAATTAATTATCAGAAAAGAAAAAATACTGAATTATTCAAATCTTTTGAAGAACCAAACTCTCTTTTTCTCTCTAAGGTACAAAATTACATACCCATTTATACAAGATTTTTTAACCTAAATGAGAATAATTTTAATACAATTAATCTTAATAATAAATGGTATATATCCAATATAAATCTTGAAGGAAAAATTGAAGATAATGATAACCTTTTTAATTGTAAAGTTAAAAATATAGAAACAAATAAAGTTAAAGATAAAGAAATATTCTTTAAATTGGCACCATTATTAGATCCATATAAATATATGGTTGGTAAATATGATATATCTAATTCAAATTTATTTAATTTACCAAAAATAAATTCTACTATTGAAGAATGTAATTCAAAAATAATAGATATAAATAATTCCGCATATGTGGATGGGTTATTTTTGTTCTTAACAAATCAAATAAAACATTCTTATAACTTTATTCATGGTGTTGAATATTATGGTTCTTTTTTAGCTATCAAAAATGATTTTAAAATTAATGTATTTGATGATATTGATTATCTTAATGGATCTGATTTTTTTAATAAGAATAAAAATAATCTATTTAAAATAGATGATTATACCCATTTATTTGAAAATGAACAACCTAAATTAAAACCAATTAAAATTGGCAATAATATTAGTATTAAATCATTACATTCAATTGATAATGAAATGTTTGATGGTGTTTTTGAAGATGATAGTAATACTATTGATTTAAATGATTTAAAAGATATGTCATTGGACTTAATTGACATGAATAATGTAACATTGCAAAGTGATAATCAAGTTACCCTAAAATCAAATTCAACATGTTCTTCTCGTTCATCTCATACAAATGATGAAGATTTAGATGAAGATTGTGATAATTGTGATCCAGAATCTGACGAAATAGTAAATGATATTGATAATGATATAGAAAATTTTAAAGATAATGAAGAAAAGGATGAATATTCAGATGAAGAATATGATGAAGAGGAGAAAATAAATGTTACAATACCAAAATTTCCTGTTCAGGTTATTGGTATGGAATATTGTGAAAATACATTTGATGATTTAATTTTAAATAATGATTTAACACCAGAAGAATGGTATTCAGCATTTATGCAAATAATAATGATTTTAATTACTTATCAAAAAGCATTTCATTTTACACATAATGATCTACATACAAATAATGTAATGTATAATCAAACTGATAAAAAATATTTGTATTATTGTTATAAGAAAAAATATTATAAAGTTCCAACATTCGGAAGAATATTTAAAATTATTGATTTTGGGAGAAGTATATTCAAGTTTGATGGTAAATTATTCTGTAGTGATAGCTTTCAAAATGGAGGTGATGCTGCTACACAATATAATACAGAACCTTACTTTAATGATAAAAAACCAAGATTAGAACCCAATTATAGTTTTGATTTATGTAGATTAGCTTGTTCTATTTTTGACTATGTGATTGATGATTTTGAAGAAATAAAAGATTTTAGCAAAATAAATGATCCAGTAAAACGTCTTGTAGCTGAATGGTGTTTAGATGATAAAGGTATTAATATGCTTTACAAGAATAATGGAGTAGAGAGATATCCTGACTTTAAATTATATAAAATGATCGCTCGATTTGTTCATAATCATACACCTCAAGCTCAATTAGAACGTCCTGAGTTTGATAATTTCAAATTTAGTGGAGATATTAAGAATATGAATGAGGTTATTAATATAGATTTAATTCCATCACATATTTAAAATTATATTTTATAAATAAAATTCATATACATTTTATTTATATATATTATGGATAATTATGGATTTATTATTACAAGACATGTTAATTCAGAAAAAACGAATCAATATTGGAATAATTGTGTTAAATTACTTAGAACATTTTATCCCAATAAAAAAATTGTTATTATAGATGATGCGAGTAATTATAATTATGTTAAGGCAGAGTTTAATTATATAAATTTGGAAATAATTAATTCTGAATTTCCTGGGAGAGGAGAACTTTTACCTTATTATTATTATTTAAAACACAAATTTTTTAAAAATGCTGTTATTATTCACGATAGTGTATTTTTTCATAGAAGAATTAATTTTGAAAAATTAAACGGAATGAAAGTAGTTCCGTTATGGTTTTTTTATTCTGATAAAGAAAATGTTGTAAATACAAAAAGAATATCAGCAAATTTAAAAAACAATATATTAATAAACAACAAAGTTTCCAATGATTTTAACGTTCTTGGAATGAATATAGATAAGTGGTATGGTTGTTTCGGTGTTCAATCTTATATTAATTTAGATTTTTTAGAATTGATTGAAAAAAAATATGGCATATCAAATTTAATATCTGTAGTCAAGTGTAGAGCAGACAGATGTTGTTTAGAGAGAATATTTGGAACCATTTTTTTTACAGAATCACCTAATTTACTAAAAATGAAATCGCTATTTGGTGATATTATGAAATACCAAACATGGGGATATAGTTATGAACAATATATGAATCATTTAAAAAAAGGTGTTGTTCCAAAAAATGTAGTAAAGGTTTGGACTGGTAGATAAAAAATATATTTAAATGGTAAAATTTATCTCTAATTATAAAATTTATGATTCTTCGTAGAAATCTTCTTCATTATCTTGATCTTCTTCATTATCTTGTTCTTCATTTTCTTGAACTTCTTCATTTTCATATTGTAAATCTTCATCATTATCTTCTGGTAATTCAATATATGATCCGTTTTCATATTTAACCTTAACACTATTAAACAATATATTCATATTTTTTACTTCAGGTTTTTCAGTATTAGATGTAAATAATTTTTGAATTTGAGAGTCATCTCTAAATCGAACTGTATAAGTTTGTTGAATATTATTTCTTCCAATACGTCCCATTGCTTGAATTACTTTTTCTTGTGTTAAATTCAAATCTTTACTCAAGAAACAATGGCAAAATTGATAATTTGTTCCGTAAATATAATCACTTGAAGCAATAATCATATATAGTTTTTGTTGATCAGCCAGTTTTTTCATTATTTCGGTATAAGTTATATTTTCATGATTTATAAATACTCCAATTCCCATCATTAAAAGCACTTTCCACAAATTATCTACACCATTTAATGCCATTATATCAGAGACTATTTGCTCATCAACTGAACTTGTAAATGAATTTGTAATATTTGTATCTGGTGCCCATTTATCAATATGGTTTTTTTTATTTGGAACAAACGTTTCATTCAAAGAAGCTCGTTTAATCATAGATCTTAATACATTTATTTTTTCAGTCAATTTATTAAGAACACTTTTACTTGAATCATCTGTAATATCCTTACTCAACTTCTTTGGATCTTTATTGGATTTACTTCTTCCTGTAACACGTTGACCTCCATGAAAACTATTAACTGTATTTTTTACTTTTGATTCAATTCCTTCTTTAATAACATCTACTTCAACATCAATTTCATGAATTTGTTTATTTATAATATTATTATATTCGATCTTTTTCATAATATCCTCCATTACCAAAGCAGGAATATTCGCTTGTTGTACACAAAATTTTGCTATTTTTTCTATATCATTTGAAATAAATATAGTTGGACCATCTGTTAAAGTATAAGCATCTTTTGTAGTAATATATACACCTGATGTACCTTCTGGTTTAGGTTCTTGTCTGACTAATTGTTCAGATGCTAATCTGGAAAGTGGAGCTCCTGCCAAATTGTTTGATGAACTATTTGTAGTTATTCCTGGACCTAAACTACGGGTTTTTTGTATTTTATTACCTTTTGTATCAACGCTTGTATTTTCTAATATTCTTGGTCTCCTATTTTCTTGAAAATATGTATAAATCAACTCCCAATTTTCTCCTCTAATATTTCTCAGCATCTCTACATAATAAATTTTAATATTTTTCATATTAATAGAATCTAAATCTTCAAAATGTCTATCTATTAACATTCTATTGTTTGCATAATTATTTCTATTAACAAATGTAATAAATTCTACAACACCTTTTAAATCAAAATATCTAAGAAGCGTTAAATAGTTACTACAATGAATGGCTATTTCTAACATTTTTTCATAATTAGAACTCAAATAATGAGGTAAAACCACATATCCATCT